TATACAAGTGAAACTATTCAATACACAGGCAAATCAACTAATGATTTAACAGGATGTACTCGGGGAACTTCAGCGCCTTCGTATGGAGAAACTCCAGCATCTACAACTGCTGTTGCTCATACAACTGGTGATGCGGTCTATGGATCTTATTCCATTACTAAAGTTAATACGACCATTAATTATCCTGGACAACCTGCAACAGAAACCGTTAGTAATCAATTTACAATTACATTAGTTAATAGTGCAACATCAACTAGCACAGGAGGAGGATATTTTGTTTTCGGTGGTCCCGTAAACGATAGACCATAATGGCTTACGCTTTAACAACTTTACAAACTGACATTAGAAATTATACCGAGGTAGATAGCACGGTTCTATCTGATACTGTTGTCAATACCTTCATTAAAAATGCTGAAAATAAAATTTATAGGGAAGCAGATAATGATGATAATAGAGCTTATGATACTTCAAATTTGGTTATTGGAAATAGATATGTAACGATTCCTTCAGATCTTAGAATTATTAGATATATTCAATTAGCAAATACTAATGTTTCACCCACTATTCAGGTATTTTTAGAAAGTAAAGATCCTTCATATATGGCTGAATATTATAATACTCCTTCAACTGCTTCAGGATTACCTAGATATTATGCCAATTGGGATGCTAGTTATTGGGTAGTGGCTCCTACTCCCAATGCTCAGTATGAAATTACAATGGCTTATGTAAAACAGCCAACAAGTATAATTACAGATACAGCTGGAACATATCTTTCCAACAAATATCAAGATTTACTTTTGTATGGATGTTTGGTAAATGCATATGGATACTTGAAAGGGCCGGCAGATCTGATACAATACTACACGCAGGCTTATCAAGTTGCGTTACAATCGTATGCGATCGAACAACAAGGTCGTAGACGTAGGGATGAATATCAAGATGGAGTTATTCGTACACCTCTTAAATCACCGTTTCCATCGACTTATTAAGGAGAAAAAATATGGCAAATATAATACCTTTTGCATTTCGTGGGGAGTTATTCTCAGGAACACATAATTTTGCATCTGGAGGAGATAGTTTTAAATTCGCACTCTATACAGCGAATCCATATACTACATCAAGCACTGCTTATAGTGCGAGTAGCGAAGTTAGTGCTTCTGGAACTGGTTATACTACAACTGGAAATACTTTATCAGGTAATGCAGTTGCATCAGGCACAGCTGTAGCATCTTGTGATTTTAGTGATACTGACTGGACAACAGCTACCTTTGCAGCAGCCTATGGAGCAATTTACAATGATGATCAATCAGATAAATTATGTGTGGTGTTAGATTTCAGCGGAACTAAAACTTGTAGTAATGGCACATTTACAGTTTCTTTCCCTAGTCCCTCTACACCTGGAGATGCTATCATAAGCATGGCTTAAGGAGATTAAAAAATGGCATTAGTAATAAATGATAGAGTAAAAGAAACTAGTACAACTGAGGGAACAGGCACTTTTAATTTAGATGGAGCTGTAACAGGCTTTGAAACTTTTGTTGCTGGTATTGCAGATGCTAACACAACGTACTATGCAATATTTCTTCAAGGATCAACTGAATGGGAAGTTGGACTTGGAACAGTAACGGATGCAACACCTGATACTCTTGCAAGAACTACAGTTATAACAAGTTCTAATTCAGATTCAGCTGTAGATTTTAGTGAGGGTACAAAAGATGTATTCTGTACTTTACCCGCAAGCAAAGCAGTTTATTTAGATGCAAGTGGAGACCCAGTAGGAGCAATAGCCAGTGTTGCAGAAGATACTACACCACAACTAGGTGGAAATTTAGATGTTAATGGAAATGATATTGTTTCAACTTCAGACGCTGATATTGATATTATTCCGAACGGAACCGGTGATGTTAATCTTGGAGCAGATACCGTTCAAGTAGGTGATAATGATGCTAACGCAACGATTACCACACAAGGTACTGGAGATTTAACTTTAAACACAAACAATGGCACAAATTCAGGAACTCTGACAATTGCCGATGGCGCAAGTGGTGCAATTACTTTAACTCCAAATGGAACTGGGGTTGTAGATATTGCAGGTTCAATGAATCCATCTGTGTCTTCTACAGGTAAATCATTAGTAATGGGGTTTTAAATATGATATTGAATAAGAGAAAAAAATGGCAACAGAATTAAAAACAGATAAAATCAGTCCGTCTACTGCTAATCAAGTAGAAATTGAAGTAGCAAAAGAACAAATGATTTTAATAGATGCTGATGGTAACGTACAAGTAGCCACAGCATGGAATCCAAGTTTATCAACAACAGGCAAAGCCTTTGTAATGGGATTTTAATAGGAGAAAAATATGGCAAGTGAAGTATTGAAAGTAGCGTTAAGTAGTGGAATTACAAATACTGAAAAAGTTTTACTTACAGTAGCGTCTGGACACACTTATACGGTGTTGAACGTTTCAATCTGTGAAACGGCCGGGGCTGACGAAACTTTCGATCTCTATATTGACGACAATGCAGGGGGCACTGATTATGAAATTTATTCTGATCAAGCCTTAGCTGCCAATGCAACTTTTGAACATACAACAAGAATTGTTCTTGAGGCAACAGATACACTTTGTTGTGCATTAGCAAGCACTGGAAATGTGGATGCTGTTGTTAGTTATTTAGATCAAACGTTATAGGAGAATTTATGAGCGGAAAAGTAGGAGATAATATCTTTAGAGCTTCAGGAGTTATTGCTGCTGCTGCCGCAGGAAGAACAGGAACAGTTGATTGGGTGACAACTCCAAAGGTTACAGGAGATTCTCCTATTACGGCTGTTACAGGGAAAGGATATTTTTTAAATACAGCAGCAGGCACAATTACAATTAATTTACCAGCAGGAGAAGCAGGTTCAATTGTTTCTATGGCGGATTATTCAGCCACTTGGCAAACAAACAATGTTACTGTTGCTGCTGATGGTTCAGAAAAAATAGGTGGAGTTGCAGAAGATGCAACATTAAAAACAGAAGGACAATCAGTTACTTTTGTTTATGTTGATGCAACACAAGGTTGGATTAATACAATGGATTCAACTTCTAATGTTAGAGGTGCACCTCCTTATATAACGGCCACAGGTGGAAGTCCTTGTTCAGGAGCCATCGTTGATACAAATTATAAACAACATACTTTTACAGGACCAGGAACCTTTACTGTTGCTAATGCTGCGGATTGTGCTGCCGATAGTGTAGTCTCATATTTGATAGTAGCAGGTGGTGGTGCAGGTGGAGATGGTGGAACAGGAGAAGGTGGTGGAGGAGGAGGTGCAGGAGGATTTAGAGAAGTTGAAAGTCCAGTTGATAGCTATACTTCCTCTCCTATTGAAGGTTCTGGAACTCCCGCGAATCTTGTTACAGTTACAGCCACAGGTTATCCCATTGTAATTGGAGCAGGAGGTACTCCAGGTATAGTTGCTGGAGATCCTACACCCACTCCAGTAGGTGTTAATGGAAGTCCATCATCAGGACTAGGAATTACCTCAGCAGGTGGTGGTTTTGGTACTGGAGGAGGAGCACATAGTAGTATGGGAGGTACTGGTGGATCAGGTGGGGGAGGAAATGCAAGATGTGGTCCAGGAACTCCAGGAAATAGAACTGGTCAAGCAGGTAATACACCCCCTACAACTCCAGCTCAAGGATATGCTGGAGGAAATGGATGTGGATCTCCAGCTAGAGGCGGTGGAGGAGGTGGTGCAACCGCAGTTGGTGGAAATACTACCACTCCAACAGGCGGAGTTGGTGGAGCAGGAGCAACAACTTCTATAAACGGAACCCCAACAGCATACGCAGGTGGTGGTGGCGGAGGAAATCAAGGTGGACCAGGCCCATCAGGTGGTGCTGGTGGTACAGGTGGTGGAGGTTCAGGTGGAAAAAATGAAGTAGGTGATCCTGGAACAGCTAACACAGGCGGTGGTGGAGGTGCAAACTCTTGTGGTCAAAACTGGCCACCCACTGGTAATGGTGGAATAGGTGGATCAGGCATAGTAATTATAAGGTATAAATTTCAATAGGTAATTATGGCTCATTTTGCAAAACTAGGTCTAAACGGAAAAATTATTTCAGTATTAACTTTAAATAATTCTGATATGCTTAATGGCGATGGTGTTGAAGATGAAACAGTAGGACAACAATATTTAGAACTACACAATAACTGGCCTTCTCAAATGTGGATTCAAACATCTTACAATACCCATGGTGGAAAGCATTACGACAATAAGACTAGAGAATTATCAGCCGATCAATCTAAAGCATTGAGAGGAAACTATGCAGGTATAGGTTTTATTTGGGATGAAGATAATAATATCTTTTATCATAAAAAACCTTATGCTTCATGGGTTTTAAATACTACAACAGCTAGTTGGCATTCACCAATCGGTGATGCTCCCGATGATCTAACAGATGAAGAAAAAGCAGCTAAGAGTTATTATGTATGGAATGAAGTTGACAAATCTTGGGATAAAGAAACTCCCGCAGCATAATTAAATTGACATTTTAATACCTTCCTTTATAAAAGGAACAGGTATGCAAAAGAAAGTACTATCAGAAATAGGTTTGTATTATGGCGATGTGGCGATGCCGAAAGGTTTTGAAATAGACCGAGACAAACTTCAATCCGACATTTTAAAATCACAAATCAATAATAAAGATTTTCCTTATTCAAGGGAATGGGATAAACTTAATACCTATTTAAGAGAACATATTAATTTGGAATTTGGTTTTCAATTAGTTAATAAAGAAACGTGGGGAAATGTTTATAAGCCTAAAGAAATTTCCATTCCTTTACTTAATATAGATCCAGTCGACCTTAGAAATTCCCCTGATTATACCTTGTTATATGGAGTGAATGTTAAAGACTGTAGTGTTAGAATACACTATGACGACAATAGAAGAAAAGGAAGATCATGGGATATACCATTAGAAAACAATCAATTTATCATGTTCCCCTCTATGCAAATGTATTATATCACCAACAATCAAAAAGATTCCCTTAACTCTATTCTAACTATTACTAATGAATTTATCTAATTACTTTTGGTATTTTAAATCTGCATTAACACCTAAATTTTGTGATGAAGTTATTAAATATGCATTAGAGAAAAAAGAAACCATGGCGATTACAGGAGGTTATGGCAGAGGAAGAAATTTAGATAAAAACCCTTTAAATAAAGAAGAAGTTAGAAATTTAAAATATAAAAGGAATTCTGATTTGGTTTGGTTGAATGATATTTGGATTTATAAAGAAATACACCCCTTTGTCCATGAAGCAAATAAAAACGCAGGTTGGAACTTTGAATGGGATTGGTCCGAATCTTGTCAATTTACAAAATATAAATTGAATCAATACTACGATTGGCATTGTGATAGTTGGGACAAGGTTTATGAAGTAGATGGTCCAACGAAAGGCAAAATTAGAAAACTATCCATGACCTGTCAACTAACCGATGGTTCAGAATATTCTGGAGGCGAATTAGAATTTGATTTTAGACAATACGATCCACCTCAAAGAGATGAATCTAAACATTTAAGAAAGGCCACTGAAATATTATCTAAAGGAAGTATTATTGTTTTTCCTAGTTTTCTTTGGCACAGAGTTAAACCCATAACGAAAGGAACGAGATATTCACTTGTCTTATGGCATTTAGGTTATCCTTTTAAGTAATGCATATAAACGAATATTTTAAAACTCCTATTTGGAGCGAAGAAAAACCAGAGTTTGTTAAGTCATTAAACAAAGCTAGTGATAAATATATTAAAGAAGCTAGAAAAAATCAAAAAAAATATATTAAACAATATGGAGATTTTGGAACAAGTTATCATTCAGCACCATTAACTAATGATAATGATTTTATAGATTTAAGAAATTATGTAGGACAAAAGTCTTGGGAATTTTTAGATCATCATGGTTATGATATGAAACAATATCAAACTTTCTTTTCTGAAATGTGGGTACAAGAATTTTCTAAAAAAGGTGGAGGTCATCATTCAGCACATATTCATTGGAATCAGCATGTATCAGGTTTCTATTTTTTAAAATGTTCAGATAAAACTTCTTATCCAATTTTCCATGATCCAAGAACAGGCGCAAGATGTACTAAATTAATAATGAAACCAGAATTAAAAGGTATTTTTCATGGTACAGAGCAGGTTCATTTTAGACCTAAACCTGGAACTTTAATAATCTTTCCAGGATATTTAGAACATGAATACGCAGTAGATCGTGGTAAAGCACCATTTAGATTTATCCATTGGAATATTACCGCTATCCCTAAACAGATGGCAAAAGATGTTTAAAGTAATAGAAAATTTTTTAGATAAAGAAATTTTTAAAAAGGTTAAAAAAGAAATTGACACTATTCCCTGGTACTATTCAGAAACTACAGGGATGGAAAACGATTATTCAAATTATTTGTTCTATCATTCATTATATGGTAATAAAAAAGTGGAAAGCGAACATTACTTTAATAGTATTCTAATGCCTGTTCTTGGTAAATTAAATTTTAATTATTTAAACAGAGCAAAATTAAATTTATATACCAACAGAAATAAACATATTAAAACAAGTTTTCACATTGATAATCAAGAACCTCACACAGTTGCTCTTTTTGCTTTTAATACAAACAATGGTTACACAGAATTTGAAAATAAAACTAAAGTACAATCAAAAGAAAACACATTAATTCTATTTCCAGGACACTTGACACACAGAAGCATTAATCAAACAGACAAAAATATAAGAATAAATTTGAATATTAATTTAAAAGATGTTTAAAAAAAATAAATATTGTGTTATTAAACAAGCTATCTCAAAAGACTTAGCAGCCTTTGTGGCTAATTACTTTTCAATGAAAAAACAGGTTTATGATACCTGTAGAAAAACTCGATATATTTCTCCTTATGAAAATATCCTGGGATACTATGAACCAGCGGATGGTCAGATCCCACATACCTATTCAAGTTATTCGGATATCGCTATGGAAACTTTAATGTTGAAGTGCGAGCCTCTTATGGAAAAAACCACAGGATTAAAACTGACTCCTGCCTATACCTATGCAAGAATTTATAAAAACGGTGATGTTCTTAAAAGACACAAGGATCGATTTAGCTGTGAGATATCTACGACGATGAATCTTGGAGGAAACCCTTGGGCGCTCTATCTTGAACCTTCTGGTAAAGAAGGAATGAAAGGGATCAAAGTAGATTTAAAACCAGGAGATATGCTAGTCTACAGTGGCTGTGAACTGGAACATTGGAGAAATAAATTTAAAGGTAAAGAACATGTTCAAGTATTTTTACATTATAATAATCGCAAGACACCAGGAGCTAAAGAGAATAGGTTTGACAAGCGACCACATTTAGGACTTCCCTCGTGGTTTAAGAAATGATATAGTTCTTTGATGGGGGCAGTGACTCCACCACATACCTCACTGCTCCCTTTAAAGGACTATATATGTTATTAGGAATAGGTGCATTTGCAGAATTCTCATTTTCACAGGGAGGACCTCCTGTTACTTACGTAGCTGTTACAGGAAATGCTCTTGTTTTAGGAACGGGATCACTCACTATAACGGCAGATGCTAATGTCACTGCTGTGAAGAACGCTCTTGCGATTTCAATAGGAAGTGCTACAATAACCGCTGACGCTAATATTACTCTTACAGGAAGTGGTTTAACCCTTTCTACAGGAATAGTGTCAGCAATAACATGGAGTGAAATTGATCCAGGAGTAAGTATGACCTGGACACCGATAGATCCGAGTTAATATTATGGCATCATCTTATTCAACCAACGCAGGATTAGAACTCGTAACGACGGGTGAAAAAGCTGGGTTATGGGGAACGATTACCAATACCAATTTACAAATTTTAGAACAAACAGCAACAGGATATCTTGCCGTAGATATGGCAGGTGCAAGTGTTACTCTTGCCTTAACGGATGGTTCAACTTCCAACGGTAAAAATATTTACTTAGCACTCACTGGAACTTTAGCGGCGAATCGAACGCTCACTATGCCTGGGACTGCTAACCGGGTATGGATAATAAAAGATGAAACGGCTAGAGGAACTTCCAATAGAACTCTTGGAGTATTAACAGCTTCAGGAACTACACAACCCATACCACCGGGTGCAACCGTTTTATGTAGATCCAATGGATCTGAAACAGATGTAACTATTATTGAAAAGGGTTATGAAACCATTACAGATGCAAACAGTCCTTATACCACTGTTGCAGGAGCACAGATTTTAGCAAATACGACCTCAGCTGTTATTACAGTTACTTTACCAGCCGCAGCCTCTACTGGAGATGAAGTAACCATTATCGATGCAAGAGGAACATGGGGATCTAATAATTTAACTGTAGGTCGAAATGGGTTAAAAATTAATAGTGGAACTTCTGATTTAACACTAAGTAATAATGGTCAATCTATAACGTTAGTTTATGTAGACGCAACACGTGGCTGGGCTTATAAAACTAATTATACCTCATAGGAGCTATTATTCATGGCTCTTGTCAGTTTTAAATTTTTACCTGGAATTGATAAACAGGACACTCCAGTTGGAGCAGAAAACCGCTGGGTGGATTCTGATAATACAAGATTTAGATACCAACTTCCTGAAAAAGTTGGAGGATGGTCATCGCTTATAACGGACACTATCGTCGGGGTAGCCCGAAAACAGCACGCATTTACTGATCTAGATGGAAATAGATATGTAGCTATTGGTACAGATAAATTTTTACTTATTTATTTTGAAGGTCA